CCTCAAGCAGCGTGGCGTTGGTCTTGTCGTAGCCATCATTGTAGACGACGCGCTCATTCTCACGCCAGCCCGTCAGTTCATCAGGGAAGCGTATCCGGTACGCATGGGGTATAGGCTCAAGGTCACGCTGCTCCTCAAAGTTCCATGAATTGCGCGGCGTGAACAGCTGGCTGATGGGTACGTCCTGTTCATCCCAGACCACAGACCACTTACCATCCTTGAACACTGGCATGGCGCGGCCCGCCGCGCAGATTTCGGTGATCAGGTCATAGACGCTCATCTGGCTGAGCAAAATCTTGTCATAGCGCCAGTCCTGCTGAACACAATAGGTCCACCACTTCTGAAGCGCGGGCAGATCAATCTGGGTGATGGCATAGGGCCTGCGGTTGGCCTTGCACGTCAGCACATGCCTGAACAGGTCTGGAGGCCGCCGTGAGGGCGTGTTGGCCACCCACGTGGTGCCGTTGAAGGCGGTGACCCTTGACTGCACCACCACGTTGTAGGTGTCCACCACCTGATTGAGGCGGCCAGACGCCCGTACCCTGATGGCCGTGAAGCTCAGCGGCGCGTCACTGAACGTCACCGGCTCACCCGTGCGGAAGCTGCGGATGGCAGTCCACTGCACTTCATCAAGGCCAGTCCAGTTGAACTCAGCCCACTTGTCAACGTCAGGCTCTTCGCTTGCCTTGTGGACACGCACCTCATACGACCCTGCCGCAGGCAGGTTGATGACATAGGTTTTGCGGATGGTCTTCTGCGTTCTGGCCTTGAAGTTCAGGCTAAGGTTGCCTGACCATGCGCCCGCAGGCGGCACGTTGCCTTCACCGGCTGCCTTGCGCCAGTTCATGATGATGTTGACGCCGCGCTCAAGGCGCTTGCCTTCTTCGTCAATATTGCAAAGGCCCTGCGGCCACATGAAATCCAGTGCTACTGACACGGTGTCGGTAGCGGTGGCTTCAACCAGCGGCGGGTCAGGCAGCTTGAGGTCTTTGGCGAATGGCCTATCAATGACGCTCTTGGGATACAGCGTGGTGTCAGTATCGGTAGTGTAACCTTCACGATGCTGGACTTCTGCCTCAGAATAGGTGCTGACCAACGTTTCACCGATCTTGGCGGTATTCTCCTCAATATCAAGTGGGCCGTAACCGTTGCAGAACAGCTGGCGCAGGTACTGCTCGTCACCCACGGTTTCAGTATAGGGGCTGGCGGCCAGCGGTGGCGTCATGCGGTGCCTGCCCAGCACCAATGGTATGGGCTGCCACTGGCTGATTTCGTTACGGCTGCCTACGATTGAGTAGACCGCCTTGCGGTCACTGACATCAGGCTTGGGCTGCTTGGGCGCGAACAGCTTGCTCAGCAAAAACTTCAGACCCATGGTGATACCGGCCATCAGCAGCTGGCCAAAGAAGCCCAGACTGGTGATGAACGTGCTGAAAGTGCCCAGCAGCGGTATCAGCGCAAACAGCGGCCCCTCAGCCACCGGGCGGGCCACCGCCGTGGTGCCTGCCTTGAGGCGCACGCGGTCCCACATATGTTCAGGCACGGCGGTGCCGTCCTGCAAAAAGATGGTGAAGTTGTGCCGGTACTTGTTGCGCCAGCCGCTATCCTCTAGGCTTAGGTCAAGTGCCTCGGTAATACTCAACCCGGCAGGCACGTCACAGATATGACGCGTGCTGCGCAGTGCATGCTCAAACAGAAAGAACCGCGACACCTCGCTAGGTGCGTATACCTCACCATCAAGGGGCTCAAGCGGCTTCATGGTAGTGGTAGTATCCTTCCAAGGCGTTCTGGTATTTCAGGGTTTCGTAGCTTTCAATCACGGCACCGTATCCGTGTTCAATGTGCAGCATGCGCCCGCTGCCCACCGCCACGCCAATGTGTGGACGGTTGATGAACTCAAGCAGCACCCCGTCACCCACGGCGGGTTCAGCCACACGCACCCAGTGGTCTGGCCTGCCCTCTATCAGCCGCTTGATGATGATGCGATCTAGGGCGCTGCCGTAGGCCCCGCTGTAGCTTGGCAAGGCCACGCCCAGCACTTCTGCATAGGCCAGCCTGAAAAGCCCCCAGCAATCAGCCCCTGCCAGCGTGCGGCCACCGTCAAGCCACGGCACGCCAACAAAGTGTTCAAAGTCTCGTGCAGTGACCGGCCTTCTCACGCAAACGCCCCCGGAAAACCTGAAGGCGTGAATAGCCCGGCTGGGATAGGTTCATCCTCAGCGGCGTCAAGCCCAATGTCAAAGGTGATGATATCGCTGTTGCGCGTGAAGCCGCGCACGTCCATCAGCGGGAACGGTATCTGCACCGTGCTGGGCGCAGATGCAGTGACGATATCAAGGTGGCAGGTGCCGCGCTGGATCATGGTAGACACAAAAGCCACCATGGCCCCGCTGACGTTTTCCACCATCAGCTGCATCCGGGGAGGCCGGTCAGACATGTCGGTGGGCAGGCGCAGGCTCAGCGGGCGGTAGTTGTAGGTCTTGCCCCGGCTGACCGTGCCCCAGACCATTTCAGGGGTGGTGTCCAGCAGCGTGGTGTTGTCGCCACTGAGGTACAGCACCTCGGTAGTGTCAGGGTGGCGTAGCTCAACCAGCATGATGGGCACTTCATCAGACTGCTGTGCTTGGAATTGCTGCCTGAAGTTGAGGCTGATGGTGGTCTTGCTCATGAGGTTTCAAACAACTCAAGTTCCATGGCTACCGACCACGCATTGCCGCCCAGAAAGCTGGGTGCCGGTGGCCTGCCATCAGGCGCAAAGCGTGACAGCGGATTGGCCGTGTTGGGCGTGGCCATGTATTCGGTCGCGGCCTTGGTCTTTTCCATCTGCGGGCTGCTGATGCGCAGCGTCACGTCAATGAAGTGCCCCGGCGTGATGCCAAGGTAGATATAGGACCATATGCCGTTCATGCCGGTGGCCACGGGCTGCCAAGTGTGTTCGTAACGCTGGGTGTTCAGTGCGGCGGTGGTCAGCAGCGGTTTGAAGTCGGTCAGCTTGTTGATGGTGACCGGATTGTTCTGCATCAACAGGTAGATGCCACTGACCCACGACAGGTCACCTGACAGGTAGCGGCAGTAGAGGCTCTGCGTCCATATCTCCCCGGATGCCGCTACAATGGATGGGTTGTGAAAGTAGATGTAGGCGTTGCCGGTGGCTGAGCCGGAGAAGTTCACATCCACATAGGCAAGGCCGCCCTCAACGCCTACTTCAGCCACTTTCTTGGATATGCCGTTCTGCACGCCTATGGGGCCCCAGCCGGTGGGCAGGGTGCCGGGGTTGCCTGATACCGCGCCTGCCGTGCTGCTGTTGGGCACCCAGTTGCGGCGGTAGCCGTAGCCGAACACCGGGTCAGGGAACTCAAACGGCAGCTTGCCGTCAAGCGTGGTGGTGCGCCAGAAGGTGCGCAGCGTGTCCAGCTGGGCTTTCTTCATCACCATGACGCCCGCCACCCGGCGCGGCATGCTGCTGATGCGGCTGCGCACCAGCGCAGGGCCCAGTTCAGGGTTGGTGCTGAGGCGGTTATCCGCAAAGTTGTCAGAATAGCCTTGGTTGCTGAACTGTTGCGGCAGTGACTGGGGCCAGATAAGTGCCATGGCGTCACCTCATCTTCATGCGCTCTTGCAAGCCGAACTTGCTGCGCATCGCGTTGTTGGTGGCGGTGCCGCGTTGGTCCATATTGTTGGCCTGCATGCGGTCTATGATGACTTCCAGCGTCATGCCACTCTTGTCGCGCTTTTCCTCTGTCTTCACCTGCGCGCCCACGTAGTTGTGCACGTTCACCGTGGTCTTGCCGCCCAGCGTGGCCTGCGCCGCCGCCATAGACGGGAACACCGGCTCACCCTGCCGCAGCACAGCTGGGTATTCATCAGCGGCAAACATGTTGCCACCGTGTAGGCGCGGTGCGCTGCCCCATGGGGCCATGCTGGCAAAGTGGCGGCTGACGCGGCTGCTGACGCCCACGTTGCCGCCGTGGTAGAGCCCGGTGAAGCCGCCGCCAGCACCCAGTATGCTCATGGTTGCGCCGGGGCTGATGTTGGTCATGAAATCAAGCGCGCCGCCGCTGCCGCCAAACATGTTCATCAGGTTGCCGAACCAGCCGCTGCCGCCGCCACCCGCGCTACTCATGAAGCTGCTGAGCGTCTTGCCCAGTTCACTCATGCCACCGGCCAGACTGCCAAGGCTCTTGGCGGTAGCGCCGGATATGCCCTGTAGATCCGTGAAGCTCTCAATGATCTTGGCGGAGCTATCAGGCACCTTGTCAACCGACTCCACTGCCTTCTTGACCGAACTGTCAAATTTCTCTACGGATGCAGTACTGTCATCCACAACCCTGTCACCGCTGCCACCGTACTTGTTGAGCGCGCTTTGTGCGTTGCCATAGCGGCCTCGCCAGTTGTGGATACCTTCAGGGTTATCCCATGAGAAGCCTTGCGCCCGCTCGTAGCCACCAAATGCCCCGGTAGCCTCACGCAGGTTGGTTGACTTGCGCAGCGCACCCCATGCGCCCGACTCGCTGGTGTTCAGTTCGTGCGCGGCAAAGTCCAGCTGGCCTTTAACATCCGTTTTCCAATCAGACCCTACGAATGCCTTCATGGCAGGGCCGCGATCATTCCACTGAAACAGACCTAGCGCATTGCCATTGTCACCGGCCACACCGGGCCTGAAGCCGCTTTCCGCCTGCACGTGGCCCATGATGGCCGCCACCTGAAAGTCAGGCAGGCCCTTGCCCTTGAAGAAACTCCATACCTGTTGCGCCACAGCGCCTGTGGAAATTGACCCACCGCCGCCGCCACCGCCACCGCCGCCAGTGCCACCGGTCTTCAGCGAGTCCACACCCACGCCCAGTATGTCAGCCAGCACGCCATTGCCTGCCGGGAAGTTCTGGTTGGCCGCGCCGCCGCCACCGCCCAAGAAGGCCCCTAACAGACCGCCACCGCCGCCGCCCTGCCCGCCCTGCCCAAACAGGATGGTGTTGATGATGTCATCCAGCAAGCGATCCAGTATCTTGTCAAGCGTGCGCTGGGCTGAGCCCACAAGGGCCTCAACAAGCTTCTTGCCCATGTCATCGCCGCCCGCCGTCAGCACGTCAGCAAAGCTGCCTAGGAAGTCTTTGGCCGTGCCGCGAGCAAAGCTGATTATTTCGGTTTGAGCGGCAGTGTTACGCATGACCCCAGCCTGCGGACTATCCATACCCAGCCCGGTGCCACGCAGCCGCCGCGCTATACCCGCCTCAGTGGCGTTCATGGTCAGCAGGCTCTGTTCAAACAGCAGGTCCTGCATAAGCTTCTGGTTGTTCAGCTGATCAAGCAGTTCACCATATGCCTTGGTCTTTTCATGGATCAGATCAAGCTCCTTCTGATCCATTTCAATACCGCGCTCCTGAGCAAACTTGCGGTATTCCTCAGTACGCTGGTATTCCTCACGCAGCGCAGCCTGCTGACCGGCTGTCTTGCCCAACAGTTCAAACTCAAGTTCCTGCTTGCTCAACAGGTCATCCAGACCCTCAGTGCGCTTGCGCAGGGCGTCGGCTTCTTCCTGATTGATCTTGTCGCGCTCACGCTGAACTGCCTGACTGATGGCGCGGTCACGATCAGGGCCTTTAACTAGGTTATTTGCCTCAGCCTCAGCCCGCGCCGCCGCCAAACGCTCCTCATCAGTGCGCGCCCGCTGGCGTTGACGCTCAGCCTCTATGCGATCATCTTCCTTCTTCCATTCTCTTTCACGCCGCTCATTGAAGCCCTTCACCTCACTGTCAGACATGCGCTCTGAGGCAAGCCGGTCACGCACAGCCTCAGTTGCCCTGAACTGGGCTATGCGTATCTGCTCCAGCAGGTTCAGCAGGTTGACGAGTTCTTTCTCAAGCGCAATGGCTTCATTGGCTTGCTCCTGATAACCGTTCAACTCCCCGGTCAAGCGTATTTCGTTATTGATCTGGCGCAACAGGTCAGGCGTGAGGTTGCCTTCGGCAAACGCCAGATTGAGCTTGTTGATGGACTCTTGAAACGGTGCAAATTTACCGGATACCGTGAGTGATGCCTCGCCTAATGTAAGCATGGCGTCACGCAGGTTTGAAAGTGCTGCCGGGTCAGTTGCCTTGGGCAATTCCCGCTGGAAGATGCGTTCTACATCTTCACCAAACTGGTCAAGTTCAGTGCGCCCTTGACGCACACCCTCTATGAGCTTGTCCAAAGCAGGTTTGAACACTGCAAAGCCATCCGCCATGTTCATCAGGGTGGCCACGTTGGGACCAGCCCCCATGATGCTGGTTGCCCAGCCATTTTCTGAACGCATGCCGCCAATAGTCGTCTTGGTCAGTTCATCTATTTGCTGTTTTATGCCTTTGATATCCATGCTGATCATGGCCTTGGCAAAGTCCTGACCACCAGACGAAAACAGCACCTTGGACTTTTCACCAGCCGAACCATAGGCTTCACCGAGCAGCTTGACCGACTCGGTATGCTGCTTCATGGCTTCGTCAAGGGTCTTGGTGCCCTTCTCAGCACCGGTCAACCACTGGTACATGGCCGCACCCACACCCACGATCAGCATGGGCAACAGCGTTGCGGGCTGCACCATGGCCATGAGGCCACTAGCCATGCCCTTCAGACCCGCGCCGATGCCCCCAGCCCCCTGAAAATTCATGGCCATCTGGCTGCCTTGCTGTAGGGCGATCATGGCCGGGCTCATGCCCATGGCAGCGGTAACAGCGATGTCCTGAAACTGGTACATCATGTTGTTCTGCATGGCGCGGTTGCTGCCGCTCTGGTTGGCTGCGCCACCTGCCCCACCCCCAGCTGCCTTGGCGGCTTCCTGCGCGCGCCTGTAGGCTGCCGTCTGCTTGTCTATGGCCGCAGCCATTTCAACAGTGCTGAGCGCGCCCAAGGCGTTGGCGCGCTGTATCTCAGCCAGCGCCTGTGCGTGCTGCGCCTCAGCTGCCACCAGCGGCACGTACTTCATGCGCAGCTGGTCTAGCTCACGCCCCAGCTTTTCAATGCCGGGGATGGCTGCTCGCATCTTGTCAAAGTCAAAGCTGGGCCCCAAAATGCCACCGCCGCCCTGCCGCTGCATGGCCTGTTCAAACTTGCGGCCATACTCCGTAGCGGTGTTGCCAGCCTGCTGTAGTTGGGCATTGGTGGTCTGGGTGAGCTTGGTGACGGCCTGTTCAGCCCGCGCCGCTGCCGGTGCGATCTTGTCAAGGTCTGCAACGGCAGCGGGGATGTTGCTGGTGTTGATCGTGATGCCAAGTTCAGGCATAGGTGCTTATCCTGTCAGTTGGCTCACTACGGTTGTCATTGACGCCGCCGAACAATGCGTCAAACAATTCAGCGGTCAGCGGCAGGTTGGTGACTTCAGTATCAGCTTCTGGCTCATCCTTCTTACTGTTGATGGCGCTGATATAGGCTTTGTCCATTTCCATCAGCAGTCTAAGCTCCGGCTGGCCCAACGTGCGCTGCGTCAGGCGGCACCACGCCTCTATTTCAGCATACTCAAGGCCCAAGGGCCCTGAGAAGCCGGGTCGCCGGGTCCAACACAATTCCCGGAAATACCCAAACACGTGATCAGCCGCTTCCGGCATTACTGGCTTGCGGCCAGCAACCCACGCTTCTATTCCTCTGCGGCTTCTGTATTCCAGAACCCGAAAAAAGCTGAGCGCCGTCCAGCCCTTTCCGCCACCTGATCACGTATGAACGGAAAACGTTGGTACAGGTTGAAGGCGTTGTCCTCAGTCAGTTCATAAATACCGCCGTCAAGCTTGAACTCATTCCAGCTGATGGTGGCCACGGCCAGACCGCGTGTCTGTCGGTCAAACAGTTCCGCCGGGCTCAGCGGGCTGGGGTCATCAGACGCCAGACGCTCAGCGGCCATCTTCTCAACGGCCTTGCGCTGGCGCAGGCTGTCAGGCCCGGCCACCTTGATGATGATGCCCAGCTTCTTGCCGTTAGGATCACGGATGTCTACGTCAACACCCGCTTCCTGTGCTTGCTGCAACCCATCATAGCGCGACAGGTCAAAGCTGTTAGATACGTCGTTCATAGAACCTCCTCAAACA